CCTCTACCTTGTCCTGTTGCATTTATTGTAGTAGATTGAGGTTCATCTAAAAATACATCTACTGGATAAGCTTTAATTTTAAAATATAATCCCTCAGTAGTAAATGGACTTGTTGCTGTTTTATACTCAAGCTCAAGAACTTTAAATTGTTTGTTTGAATGAGTAGCTATACCATCAGCAGTTTTAAATATAATATATCCACCAACAGTAATTTTATCTCTATCAGATTCATTAATTAAAAAATATCTAAATACACCATCAACTACAAATGTCCTTGGAAATATATTATAATAATCACCTTGTGCCTGTTTAATAACAAATCTATAATTTGTAGCCCAAAAAGGAGGATCATTATTAAGTGTTACCTTAATAGAGTTTGCTGTGTCAGAATTTAATGGAGGTATATATAGTGTGTTAGTTTTGCTAGTTAAAGCAGTAGTCATTCGACCATATTCATCCAAATATACAATACCAATTTCATAGTCACGATCACTTCTAAATGTCTTTTTAGGTTCACTTGTTATAGATTCAGGATAAAGTGATAATCCATAGTTAGGAACAATTTTTATACCTTCAGCATTGACAATATCTCTAAATTGAACATAGTTACCATAAACCAATCTGTTTCCAATTATCTCTTGTGCTTTTGCAGTTAATGGTACATTGTCAAATAGTCTTGTTACTTCACTTGATTCAATAGGTGTATATATTTTATTAGCTGAAAATGTTATAGTATATTTTGAGTCATCTAATAACGATAAATCATCTTTATTGTAATTGTCAATTATATAAACATTTAATCTATAAGTATCAAAGTAAAGGACCTGAATTTGTTCAACAAACTCATTACCAGTGTCAAATGTTACATCTACTTCATTATACTTATTTAGCATTCCTTTATTGTCACCTGTATTGTAGTCATATGCGAATCCACTTGCATGGAAAGCAACAGATGAAAATGGAGATAGTGAGCTATATTGATTGTCTTTATATTTAAATCGATATGAAAAGTATATAAATTTATCCTGAATATTATTTGATGTTTCAATATTAGTATTAAAAGACAAATCAATCTTAGGACTATACAATGGTGGTCTAAGAATTACATTTATATCCTCAACGATTCTAGGGTCGTCAGTCGTATAACTTTTAGATCTTGCTATATTTATTCTTCTCGGTGGATTTAATCCATCTGTCCAATATAAGAATGGGCCTTCACCTTTAGACACAGGTATAAAATTAATTCCAGTTACAGGATAGTTTTTATTAAAATTTAATACACTTCCTGGCTTTGTACATAGCAAAACAATACTAGTAAAATTGAACACCTCACTGTACTCAAATATCGCGTCAAATGTATCACTAGTAACCAACCAATAGATAAGGTTGTCAGCCTCATAAGTTATAGCTCCAATTGTCTTAGAATTTGAGCCAGAATAAGTAACTCCTTGAGCTTCAACTAATGTCTGAATATTAGAAACTAGTGCATTACCAAGTGAATTTGATACAGCACCAATGTTAGATCCTGATGCAGTATCTATAGTTACGTTAATTGCATCAATATATTCACCATCAGGAATAAGGCGTTCATCAAGATCCTTATTCATTTTACCTTTAATAAAGGTCTTATTTAATTCAACTGCCATTATTTTATAATTTTATCTCTGCCTCTTAATGACATCAATAGTCTTGCTGGATGTAAATTACTCAATCTTATTTTGGTATTTCGCAAAGATGCTGTCTTAGCCTTTTGAACTCTATTAACAATGTATTCTTGAACTCCTGTTTTATTGCTAAGAACAGCCCACTTTAAATAATTGTAAATATATTCTTCTGCTAGTTTGTTGATTGTGATAAGAGAATCATCACCATTTTCCATACCATCTGAAATATACTCAAGCACAATATAACCATCCTCAACACCAGTTGAAAAGTCAATAACACCAGCAGCTTTATTAATTGTAAATTTTGGATTTCTATTTGCAGCGTCAGTCTCTAGACCATATCTTCCACCTATACCATAACCAAAATACCAGTCACCATTATATGCCCAACCATAAGAACCATTATAAGGTCCAGGTCCTACATATAATTGTTTGTCTTGTCTCATTATGTCAAGCTTAGATGTGCCTGTAACAACCTCGCCATTTAAATCGAAAATTATATCAAGATTATTGTCTTGTAAATATGCTGTTGCTGATAGAACTGTTCTGTTTTCTGTTAGCTGAAATAGAACTCCATTTCTAAGTAAAGATATTCTAACATAGTTAACATAGTCTGGAGGCAACACCATTTTTAGTTGACTACCTAACTGCAATTCAAGAACCTTAATATTTCTTAATGCGTCATAGTTCAACTCCTGTATAGCTCTCTTTGCATGAAACAACACAGTATATCGCTCAACATTATTAACTAATTTATCGTTACCAACATACATTAGCATAAAATTATTCACAATGTCAGCTAAACTAACATATTGGTAAGAACCCCAATTTACATCTTCAGGCACTACACCATTGTTAGTATAATATTGATAGTTAGTAATATATGCCATTTGTTATTGTTTTTGTTGTATTTCTTGTAACTCCTCAGCTTTTGCAGCAGCCATAACCTCTTGCTCTCTAATTGATACGCCAGCGTATTGTAATATCTTGACAACTAAGTCAGAGAAGTCACTCATTGGCATTTCAAAGTCTTGATACCCTAATGATGGAGATGGATTAAATAATGGATCTCCGCCAACTGATGTATATGTCCACTTCGGCTCTTTTGGATATCTAATATAATGTGCTGACACATTATTAATTATTGTATCTGGATAAACAGTGAAGTTTGAAACTGATGTAGTTGTATTGTCATAATTATCAGCCATAGTATAAATAGGATACGCTACACTAGGAGCTGTTAAATTTGAAGCCAATAGATATAAAGCTTTTTGATGGCTAGTTTTCTCTATTTCCTTTGTTCCATTTAAAACTAACTTCTGAATAAAATAGCTATCGCTCGGTGCTTCAAAGTAAGGAGCTGTGTAAGTCAATGTGTCTATTTTATAAAAAGTATCTATAACTTCAGAAAGCTTTTTAGGAACATCAGCATAGCCTTCTCCATGCATTCTTTGATTCTGCTTTATAATTGCATTGCTATATAGATAGATATATCTTTCAAACACTTCAAGTTGTGCTTGCTTAGCATAAAGGTTAAACTCAAATGGAGTTACATATCCTCGATTGTCTTTAGCTAATATAGATAGAACTGTATTTCTAACTTCATTTATCATCGAAATGTCTTTTTACAAAGATAAATAAAAAAAGGCACTTAATAAAAGTGCCTCTTCCTTTCTAGTTTGATAACTTATTAAGCAATAGCTACAGATGTAATTAACTGTTGAGTTGCACCAACCAATGGTAATGCAGGAACAATAATAGCATCAGGATTTGAACCAGAGCTATTAGCTAAAGCCAATGCATTAACTACAGCATAGTGAGATGCATAAGTATCATCAGCAGTAGTAAATGTAATAGTAATTACATCAGCAGTAGCAACACCACCAATAGCGGTAAGAACTAATGTTGATGTAGATGGCATTGTAATTAAATAATCAGCATTAGCTGAAATTAATGCCTTTGGAAGTGCAGTAGCAGCTCCAATCGTAAATTGCAAAAATTTTCTGTTCATTTTTAAAACGTTTTAAAAGTTAATAACGATGCAAATATACTAATTATTTGATAACTTATCGTCCAAGAACTGATACAGCTCAATACCTTCATCTGAATGTAAATATGAAGCTAAAACAGATGTTGCATTGTCACCAAATGGAATAGTTAACAATTTCTTTTTGTTTTCTTTCAAATTGAAATACAAGTCTTTGCCATTATTCTTTAATACCAAATAACCATCTGATATAGCTCTAGCTGCTATGTTGTTTATTTTTAATGATGGGTCATTTACAGCTTCCAAGAAATCTTGTGGATATCTCTTAGCATAAATCATCATGTCTCTTTTAATTTCAGAACTACTCATTTTATCAACTTGTCCACCAACTAAAATACGAGCAACAGCTTCTAATGTATTAAAGTCATTTGCAGCCAAATCTCTAGCGGCCAACTGTGCATCAAGTTCTGAATAAATTGATTGAATATCTTCTTCAGCATCTTTTTCATTGTCAAATTCAAAAAATTCACTTCCATTACCAGGATGGTAATGTAAGAATTGTTGTAAAACTGGATTTGTTCTAGGAACTGTCAAAACACCATCTTCAAATACAATTGGTTCAACAATTACATTTTGGTCTTGCTCTTCCTGAAAAGGAGTATTTGAGTTTCTTGCGTAACGAAGTGGGTGATTTGTATTAGTTTCTTGACAATAGTAAAGTAAACGTTGTCTAGGTGTATCCTTTGAAGATATATAATAAGACAAAGGTGATTGATTGTTTCGCAGAATATAAGTTCTGTCTTTTGGTTCGAGAGCAACTCTCTTAATTGTTAATTTTTCCATTTTATATAATTTAAATTTTTAAAATAGAGAGGGCCAATAAAGACCCTCTCTGTGTTTATTCTTATCCTTTGAAGATAAAGAAGTTGTTTGCACCAAGTGTACAAAGAGCTCTTTCAGACAAGAAGTTAACCTCCATTGCATCAAGATCGCTAGTTGCAGCACCACCAGCAGAACCAGTCATCCAAGTTTTGTAACGTCTGTTTTCAGCTTCAGAAGCTCGGTAACGAACGTGTAAGAATGGACGTTTTGCGTTTTTACCAAGAACTTGGTCATAAACTGTAGTTGTACCAGCAGGAACTAAAACTCCGTTTACAGCTCCACCAACTAGACCACCACGAAGAGTAGCATCGTTAAGATATTTCCAGTCAGTTTTGTAGAACTCATAACCTCTACGGAATCCTGTGAATCCAAGATTCAAAGCCATTTGCTCGCTGTTATCGAATAATCCATAAGATGTACCACCAACTCCGTAAGAGTTTTGAGCAGCTAACATATCATCGATATCGAAAGAGAACTGACGATTCAAGAATAATGCATTCTCAGCGATAGCTCCTTGCTTGTCAAGACGTTGTACGATAGTATCAAAGTCAGCCAAAGCAGATGGATTACCACCAGCCCATACATTTCCTCTTGATTCGATAGAAGCAAATAAACCTTGAGTTCCTTTGTTACCAATATCACCAGTTGCAGCTATAGCACCAGAACCAGTTTCAGCAATAACACCTTCTACCATTGCCATTTCAAGATAATCTTCAAAACGTAGACGAGTCTCGTGCTCTGATTTCAAATACCACAAATAACCAGTAGCTCCATTCTCAGTAGTTACCTCAACCCATCCGATTTGAGCCATATCAGATCCTGATACAACATATTTATCTTTGATGATGATAGGAGATACTTCAAAAAAGCTATCTTCAGCTTCTAAAGAACCGCTCATTCCGTTAGCTCCTTTTTTGAATTCAGAACCATAAACGAAAGCAGTAAATGTAGCTCCAGTATCACCTGCTAAGATACCACCTGCATTATAGAAAGCTACTGTAAAACGATCAGAAGCAGGTAAAGCAGTGATAATACCTTTGTAAGATGAAGATGCAGAAGCATTGTTTGATAAGAATACAGTTTGACCTATTCGGAAAACACAAGTTCCTGTACCAATGTCAAAAGTTACAGAGTCATCACCACCTGAAGCACCTACAGCTGTAACAGCAGTATACTTAGTATGTAAACGACCTTGCTCCGCCCACTTAATTAAGTCAGAGTTAGAAGGGATTTCAGCACCAACCATACGCAAGAAAGATGCGATAGATCGGTTTCCATAACGCTCAAATTCTTGCTCATAAGTATCAGGAAGATACTGATTCAAGAAATTGAAGTTAGTGATGTAGTTTGTAGGCAATGTTGCCTTAACGGAGCTAGGTGTAATATTTACACCAGGACTCG